TCCTTTGGTGGTCGGACAACAAGCGACTCTATGCCATCCTCGAACAATACAAGAGCGACATGAACGAGCAGAGAGAGATGTACAAAAACAACGTCAGCCTGGCCACCGCGTATGAGACTCTCGCTGATGAGCACGTCGATATGATCCGTCTGAATGTCTCCGCGATCACCGAACTGACCACGTATCTAAAAACACGGACGCCGTGTTACATGCTGACAAGGGAGATCAAACAATGAGCGTACAGAATGAAATGCGAAGAGTTAAACTGACAAATCTGATGCACAAGGCCCGTACACTGCGGATGGAAATTGGCACATTGACCCGGACGATCAGCGTTAACCTGGACACGTCCCTGACGCCGCCGGAGAACCTGCCGGTCGAGACCATTGACAGCCAGTGGGACGAGCTCAAGTCGAAGTGGATGGAACTGAATATCGCCGTCAGGGATACCCGGCGGCTAGAAGAAGAACTAAGGTAGAACAAGGGGTTGCAACCCCTTGTGCTCAAAGGATTGCAACCCCTTGTTCTCAAAGGATTGAGAATGGCGGAAAAAGGCGCACGCACACAACTCGAACCGGTGGCCCGGCAGATGTTCATCGACGGCAAATCATTGACCGCCATTGAAACCGAACTCGGCGTGTCCCGGCAGACACTCTCCGCCTGGAAAGGCCTGACCAAAAAGCCGGGTGAAGAGCTCGACGAATGGGATAAAGCCCGCGCCCGCAAGGCCAACTTCGGCCTGCGGATGGAAGCGCTCCTGGAGCGCGAATTGACCTACGCCGAGGAGCGCCAGCCGGGAGCGATAGAAGGCGCGTCCCTGGACAACCTCAGCAAGCTAGGCGCTCTGGTCGTCAAGTTCCGGGCGCAGGAAGGAAACGGCGTGGGGTATGACAAGGCAAAAGTATTTCTGGAAAACATACAATGGATTGTCGTCTGGCTTAAAGACAACGACCCTGAAGGATTAAAAACACTGGCGGCGGATTTCGACGCCATGACGGTAGCGTTCAAAACCAGTTTGATGAACCCTGCGGAAAAGGGACAATAATGCCGGTACTCATGCGTAAAAAGCAGAATCTGTCCGAGGCGCAGTTTGATGACTTCGTCGCCTCTTTGCGCAAAAAAATCAACGAGAGCGTCTCGCCGTTTGAAAATGACACGCCAGAAAAGAAGCGCGACAGGATAGCCCGCTGCGCTGATCCACTCACATTCATGCAAACCTACATGCCGCATTATTTTCCTTCCGCGCCTGCCGACTGTCACGCCGAATGGTGCGAGATTGCCGACACGCCCGGCCTTAATCTGATTGGTGCGCCGCGCGATCACGCCAAGACCACTGTGGTTACTTTCGGCCTGCGTGTTTACCGGATCGCCCGGAAACTGCGCAAGTACATCATGCTGGGTTCCAATATTCATGATCAGGCAAAACGCTTCAGCGTGTCGATCAAGGTTGAGCTGGAAGATAATCCCCGATTACGCCACGATTATGGCGAGGCTATTGCTAAAACAAGAACCTGGTCTGACGACCTGTTTGTCACGAAAGGCGGCACGATGGTCGAAGCTCTGGGCAGAGGCGATCAGTGGCGCGGCAAGAAGTTCGGCCCTTACCGGCCCGACGATATCGGCCTGGACGATCTGGAAGATAATGCCACGGTCAAAAGCCCGGCGGTCACCCGCGCCATTGTCGAATTCATTCAGGGAGAAGTCCTGGGCTGCATAGAGGGCGATTGCTCAGCCACGATGGTCGGCAACGTCTTCCACGCCAAGAGCGCCATTTCGCAATTGATCGCCGCCGAGAATGAAGACACCGGCGAGAAACTGTACAACTCTAAAGTTTACGACGCAGTGGTTGACGAAGAAAAACAAATTACCTTATGGCCTGCCCGTTGGCCCTGGGATAAACTGATGCGCCGCAAGTCACTGGTCACTACCCGTATATTCAACAAAGAGTACCGCAATAAATCAACGGAAGAGGACAGCCCTTTTCCGCAGGAGACGGTCAGCTATTTTGAGCGCGTTGAACTTCTCCGCGTGCCGTTGCTCTATGCCACCGGCGTCGATCCGGCCAGTACCGCTGGCAGCAGCAGCGATTACCGCAGCGTGGTTACCTGGGGACTGGAACGGGTGAAAATGGAATTCTTCTGTATGCATGCCTGGATCAAGCGCCGCTCAATCGGCGAGTTCTTTGCCGCCGCTTACGCTCAGCATGATGATTACCCGGGGCCGGTCATTGTGGAAGAAAACATGCTGAAGGATTTTCTGCATGAAGCCATCCAGAATTATGCCAAACAAGTGGGCCGTTATTTGCCCTGGCAACCAATCCATCATTCCACAAGCAAGATCGACTCGCGCATTATCGGCACCTGCGAATATTTGTGGGAACACAAGAAAATGCATTTTGAGAAGCGGCACAGCGATCAAAAGATATTGGAAGAGCAGTTTATATACATCATGAATCCAACCGTGCATGACGACGGCCCGGATGCTTCCGAGATGGCCATCAGTAATTTGCAGCACGGTAATGGAATGATCGAATTTCAGTCGACCGGTACCCGGCGTGTTACATCCGGGGCATCCATGAACTCTTTTTTGGGGGTCAGAGGGTAAAAATGAATCAAGGCAAAAATGCCCCACAATCAATTCAGCCGGTTTTTGCTCCCAATGGGCAGGGAGTTTCATTGACACTTGTTTATAAACAAGCGTCGAGCGAAACAGGGGCGAAATTATCATGATACTCGACGCATTTGGCCGCGAAATTAAAAAATCAGCGGTTATGACCGACGAAGTGGCCACCATCCGGAAGGATATTGACACCTTTTCCGGCTGGCTTTTAAGGCTGGAAAACCCTGACCCCGTTTTACGAAGCGAGGCGGCGGGCAAGGGGCTAAAACTTTATGATGAGATTGACCGCGACGCCCATGCCGGATCGGTACTGCAACAGCGTATTATGGCCGTTGTCGGCAAAGAGTGGGAAATCACGCCAGCCAAATCGGCCAGAAGCAAAGGACGCCCGGCATCCACCAGCCAGGAGCAGGTTGTCGCCGATTACGTTGCCGATGTTCTGATGAACTGCAACTTCGACCAGGCACGGCAGGAACTTCTTAAGGCGATTCTTTACGGTTTCTATAACGCGGAAATCATATGGAAGGTCGCCAACGGCCATATTGCCATCAGCAAGCTGATCGGCAAACATCCGCGCCGTTTCATGTTCACGCCTGAGAGAGAACTGCGCCTGCTCACGTTGCAGAATATGATCGATGGCGAAATATTACCGGAGCGCAAATTCATTACGTTCACCTACGGCGACAGCGATAATCCCTACGGCCGGGGCCTCGGCCAGCGCCTTTGGTGGCCGGTATGGTTTAAAAAGAACGGCATTAAATTTTGGATGGTTTTCCTCGAAAAATTCGGGATGCCCACGGTCGTCGGTAAATATCCTCCCGGCACGCTGTCGGATAAGCAAACCAAACTGATGGACGCAATCGAGGCGATTCAGACGGATACCGGCATTATCATGCCCGATAATCAGGCCATTGAATTTTTAGAAGCGTCCCGCGCCGGGGATGTCACGCATGAGCAACTTTGCGAGTACATGGATAAACAGATCTCCAAAGCCGTGCTGGGGCAGACCGCCAGTACCGAAGGGACGCCCGGAAAACTCGGCAACGAGCAGAATCAGGAAAATGTCCGCCAGGAAATCATTGAGGCCGACGCCGATCTGCTCGACGGTTGCCTTAATGAGAACCTGATCAAGTGGATCGTTGATTACAACTTCCCGAATGTGACGGCCTATCCGAAAATCATAACCTACGCCGCCGCCAAACCGGATTTGACCGGACGCAGCGCTATCGACAAGTCGCTGGTGGTTGATATCGGCCTGCCGGTCGCCGTTGATTATTTCTATGAAACCTACGGCATTCCGGCGCCACAGGAAGGCGAAATACTGGTTATACCAGCCAAGCCATCCGCGTTTGGTCTTCCCGGACAAAACAATCTTCCGCAATTCGCAGAAAGCACAGAAAAGAACACGCCGGACATCATTGCCGAAATGGTCAGTAAAGAGTCACTTCCCCTTACCGACGCGTTTGTTGATGATTTAAAACATCTGGTGGCCACGGCGGCAAGCATGGAAGACCTGAAAGGCCGCATTATCGATCTTTATAGCAAACTAGACCCGGCCCAACTCGGTGCCGTTATTGCCAGGGGAATGCTCCTGGCCGAAGCCGCCGGACGTTATGATGTGCGTATGGAGCGTTGATGGAACCGACAAAAAAAAAGATCAAGGTTTCCGAACCCTCACTGGATACAGTTTTTAAACTGCCCTTTGCCGAACAGGAAGCTTTCTTTAAAAACAAGTTGAATATCCCGACTGCGCGATGGGACGATCTGTGGAAGGCCCAGCACTCAAAAGGGTTTATGGTTGCAGGCGCGTACAAGGCCGAACTTCTAGCCGACTTCCGCGATGCCGTGGAAAAGGCCATCAACGAGGGAACGACGCTGGAAGATTTCCGGAAGGATTTCGATTCCACCGTGGAGAAAAACGGCTGGAACTATAACGGGAACCGGAACTGGCGCAGCGCGCTGATCTACTCCACCAACATCAGCACATCCTATGCCGCCGGTCGTTGGGCCCAGCTCACAGACCCGGAACAATTACAGGTTCTGCCGTATCTGACCTACAAGCACGGGGATAGCAGAGTTCCGCGCCCGGCGCATTTGGCCTGGGACGGAATAACTCTCCCGGCGGATGATCCCTGGTGGCAGACCCACTACGCGCCCAACGGCTGGGGCTGCACCTGCCGGGTTTATGGATCAACGCGCAGCGAATACGTTAAAGCGCAGAAAAAGGGACTAGGCGAAGCGCCGCCATCGCCAATCGACGAAAAAACAGGCGAGCCCGCCGGAATAGATAAAGGCTGGGGCTACAATGTCGGCGAAGCGGCGGCAACACAGACGCACAAAATATTAGAAGGCGTGATCGCCCGGCTGCCTGAAGATATCGCCGCTAAATTGCGGAAGGAAATGAAGGGATTAAATGCCTGAAATCAGCATGAAAGTATATGGCGCCGAAGCCGTCACAAAAAGAGTCGGAGAAGTAGCGTCCCGGATGTCGAATCGGCGGCCTATCTTAAAGGCAATCGGCGACCGGATAGCCGAACAGACCAAACGCCGTTTTGAATCGGGCGGTCCTGCACCGTCCGGCGTGCCCTGGACGCCGCTGAAACCGGCGACACTGAAACGAAAAAAGCGCGCCAAAATATTGACTGAATCCGGCCAACTAAAGAGCAGCATCCGGTATCAAATGATCGGCAATAACACCGTGGAAATCGGCACAAATAAAATATATGCCGCCGTTCATCAGCTGGGCTTTAAGAAAATGAAGATTCCCGCCCGCCCGTATCTGGGCTTGAGCGAGAAAAACAGTGACGAAATTGTCGGCATCATCAACGAATACGTAATGGGCTCGCGGTAGGACGCGGGGCTGTAGAACAAGGGGTTGCAACCCCTTGTTCAAAGGAGGATTTAAAAATGAATTTTAAAGGCTTTGACGATTATATTCCGATCTTCAGGGGCGGAAAACAAACCGACAGTAACGGCGTTGTCCATGACGGCGATGCCCTGATTGACAAGGCTATCGCTAAATTCAATGCCGCCGTTCATGAGCCGCCCGCGTGTATCGGACATCCGAAAGACGATGCGCCCGCTTACGGCTGGGTGAAGGGACTAAAAAAAGTCGCCGATAAAACAGGCAATTTGCTGCTGGCCAGGTTCGGCCAGGTCGAACCTGCTTTCAGCGCAATGGTGCAAGAAGGCAGAATCAAAAAACGCTCTGCCGCGTTTTATCCGGACGGCACGCTGCGTCATGTGGCGTTCCTGGGCGCGATGCCGCCCGCAGTCAAGGGCCTGCCGGATGTGGCTTTCGCCGAAGGCGATGCGGCCAGCTTTGAGTATTCCGAATCGTTTGCCTGGGATTCCATCGCTGATGTTTTCCGGCGTCTCCGGGAATGGATTATCGAAACGAAAGATCAGGACACGGCAGACCGGATCATTCCGGACTGGAAAATAGATGATTTAAGATCGGCGGCCAACCCGCCTGCCGATGAACCGCAACTAACAAAGTACAACGCAAAGGAGGATAAGAAAAATATGTTATTCAAAGAAAAAATGAAAGCGTTTTTAGGTTCCATCGGTTTCGATGTCAGCAAGATTCCCGATGAGGCGATTCCGGGAGAGGCTCCGGCATCAACGGGCAGGCAGTTTTCGGAAGCCGATCTGGAAAAAATCAGAACAGATGCCGAGGAAAAAGGCAAACAAAAAGCGCAGGCGGAATTCGCCGAACAGCAAAAACAGACGCGGCTGGCCACCATCAAGACAGAGATCACCGCGTTCTGCGAATCGCTGATTAAAGCGGGCAAGATCACCCCGGCTACCGTAGCCTTCGGCCTGCCGGAAATCCTTTTTTCCATCGCCGGGGTCGATAATCAAATCGAATTTGGCGAGAAAAAAGAAAAGTCCACCGCTTTCGACCGCATGAAAGCGCTTTTGGAGTCGGCCACGCCATTGGTAACTTTCAGCGAAGTAGCCACACGGGATAAAGACGCGGGCGGCGCGAAGACGCGGGAGACAGTCATCGCCAAGTTTATGGAAGATAATAAAGTTGGCTACAAAGAGGCTGTGCTGGCCGTCTCCAAAGAAAACCCTGAATTATTCAAAGAGGAAGAATAGAAGCGGGTTCGTAATCTTAAAAAAATCTAATTCGAAAGGAGAATTAAAATAATGTTTGGACAAACAACAGGTTTAGAAAAAAGCGCAAAATGCGCGGCGATTATTGCAACGGCGTGGCTGATTGCAAAGCTGGGTGACGATGACGACACCTGCGCCCAGGCATCGGCGGCGACGGATGCGCTAATCGGGATATTGCAGCACGTAACGACCGCAATAGGCGATGATGTCCGCGTCATGCTGTCGGGTATTTCCCCGGTTGTGTACGGCGGCGCAATTACCAGGGGCGATCCCCTGACCTCGGACGGCAACGGCAAGGCGGTTAAGGCCGTCGCAGGTCAATCAATCGTCGGTTATGCAATGATATCCGGCGTAGCAAGCGACATCGGCTATTGCCTGATCAGCCCGCAGATTCTCGCGGCCAATCAGGGTGCGAACGGCACTACGTTCAAGGGCCTGGCTATTGCGACATTCGATCCTTCTGCCACTGTCGGTGAGCGTACCATCGCCAAACACGGGCTGGGCGTTTATCTGCCGGATAACGCGATTGTCGTCAGATCCTTCTACGAGGTTTTAACCACATGCACATCGGCCACTGACGCCGCAACAATCGCCCTGGGCGTGGATACGGATAGTGAAGCCGGAATCAAAGCGGCGGTAGCGATCAGCAACGGAGCCAACGCCTATGATGCGGGTCTGCATGAAGGCATCCAGGACGGCGCTGTAGCCAACGCCCTGACCAAGCTCACGGCACTGCGGGAGCTTTGCGCGACCGTTGCAGTAGAGGCGTTAACGGCGGGCAAACTCAGAATCTACGCGGAATACGTAGTCAGCATTTAATTTTTTAAAAAAAAGGAAAAGGAAAAGGAGGCAATACCTATGCCAGAAGCAAAAGCAATGCACAAAGATGCGGTGCTCTCCAATTTATCGGTCAAGTACCGCAATGATGCCATGATATGGCCGTTCGTGATGCCAATCGTTAAAGTCAACAAAAGATCGGATATTTATTATGTCTACAACAAAGATGACAGTTTCAAACTGGTCGATGACCGGCTCTCTCCCAAAGGGATGGCCAACGAAATCGACTGGGGCGTGGCCGATCAGAATTATTCTGTCAAGGATCATGCCCTGGGTGATTGGTTGCCGCAGGAAGCCATCGACAATGCCGACAATCCACTCCAGCCCGAAATAGATACAAACGATTTTCTGAATATGAGTCTGGATGTGGCTCAGGAGAAAAGGGTCGTCGACAAAGTGTTTGCTGCTGCCTCTTACCCTGTTGGCAACAAAACCCAACTCGCGGGTAATTATAAATGGGGAGGCACTACCGATGATCCTATCGGTGATGTACAGACGGCAATTGAAGCCTGCTTCCAGCGCGCCAATGTTTTGGTATTCGGCGTGGATGCATGGTTAAAATTCCGCAAACTTCCCGAAATCCTCGACGCCGTTAAGGCCGTGGCAGGCGCGACGCTTAAGGGCGGTATGGCCTCTGCGCCGGATGTTGCGCAGTTGTTCGAGGTGGAGAGAATATTAATCGGCAGAGCGCGATACAACGCTGCAAGACCAGGGCAAGCCGCAACTTACACGCGGCTCTGGGGCAAGCATTGCGCAGCTCTCTATGTTGCACCGAGTCCGGGAATCAAAACCATTACGTTCGGAGCGACCTTTGCCGAAACCCTGCGTTTTACCGCAAGAGATTTTGATGCCAAACGCGGATTGAAAGGCGCGCATTACATCAGACCCGGATGGAATTCCGACGAAAAAATTATCGCCAGCGATTGCGGCTATTTCATCGAAGACGCAGTGGCGTAACGTAACAACGGTCATTCCCGACCTGATCGGGAATCCAGGAATTTGACCTCAGCTAGAAGCCCTCTCTCCGGAGAGGCGAGAGGGCTTTTGTGGTGAGACCAAAAATTAGAAGATTGGACGATTAGAAGTTTAGAGGATTGAAAAAATGTATTTTAAAATTAATGCGCCGCAGCAAGATAAATACACCGGCATGGGCATGATAAATGTCTCTGCTGACCTATACCTCGAAAAGGGTGATGAGGGCTATGAAAAATATATTGCCGAGCATCTTGTCATGGTACCTGTAATACCTGAGGGCGGCTATACCGGCAAGGTTGATGAACAAGGCGCACCTGCTGACCAAAATGATTATGATAATTGGTTTAAATCATTACCAACCGTTCAGCAACTAAACCCCTTCTGCAATCATTCAATTCAGTTTGAACATGACGTCACCGAAGAAGAAATCCTCTGGTGTTTTGAATGGGCGTTAGGAATTACTCATTGGAACTATCTCATGGACGATTTGCATTGTCAGAAAAAAGATGAAAATGGAAATCCGTATAGTCAGGTTGTCAATCAACCATTTCATTATTCTGCACGGAAAGAATATTTTAAAATTATTTCACAACTTCCTTTGGGAAATCGTTCTGATTACATGAATGCTGAATTAGCTAAAGTAACAAAGGCCGAAAAAAGATTAGTAAAAGTTAAAAAAGTGGATTTTACCAAAGTCAAAACCACAGAGAAGTATAAGGTGAAGTAATGGCGTATGGAACAATTGACATAGGGGCAGGTGCTTCCAATTACGGCAGTTATCGAAATGGTGGATATACAACAGTATGTCAAACAAATCCCGCCAATGCCAATGGTGTATTAACGTCCTTTGAAGTTTGGTTATCAGACCCCGGCGGCGGTTCTGCAAAGATGGGTTCATTCTCTGGGAGTGATTCTAATTACACCATGAGAGATTATGAAACTCTTGGTAGTGTTACTGCTAATAGTAAACAGACATTTACAGGTAAAAATTGTGATGTTTCCTCTGGAGACTATATTGGGTATTATAATGCGGCGGGAACTTTGCGGGTTGAAAATACCGGCGGTTCTGGCAATTATTGGTACAATGGAGATGGATTTACTACTCCTTGTTCTTATAATCATGATTCCAACTATAAAAACGCTTTATACGCTACCGGCGTCACCATCCCCGACGCACCGACTGATGTTTCCGCTACCGACAACCTCACAGATAAAGTCACAATTACATGGACGGCAGGTACTGGAGAAACAGGCGGACATAGAGTCTATCGTGATGGAGTTGATATATCGGGCGTTGTCGCACATGGAACAGCTACCTATGATGATACAACAGCAGTTGCAGGGACGACATATTCCTACACAGTTAAAGCAATCAATGCTGCCGGATTTAGCGCCGCAAGCTCGGCGGATAATGGGACGCGCATCGTTGCCGTTATAACAATCACTGATACCGGCGCGGGCAGTGATGCCGTGACGCAGATTGCCGTTGGCCTGTCGCTCAGCGATACCGGCGCGGGTGCGGACAATCTCGGCAGCGGCGTTGCCGCCCGATTGCCTCTCTCCGACAGCGGCGCGGGCAGTGATGTCCTTGCTCAGGTTTTGGCCGCACTGAACGTTTCCGATACCGGTGCAGGTGCAGATGTCCTCTCCCAGCTTTTAGCCTCGCTGATCGTTACTGATACCGGTGAAGGTACGGACGCACTTGCCCAGGTGTTAGCTTCTTTGATCATTACTGATACCGCTGCCGGCAGCGACATTGTCGCCCAGCTTAAAGCTTTGATTTCCGTTGTCGATACCGGCAACGGCAGTGATGCCATCGCGCAGTTGAAGGCTTTGATCTCGCTTACCGACACCGGTGCGGGCAGTGACACAGTCGCGCAGTTAAAGGCTCTGCTTTCACTTACCGATACCGGCACAGGCAGCGATATAATTGCCTCGCTAAAAGCATTAATCTCTATTGCTGAGAACGGCACGGGCAGTGACGCTATCGCTCAGTTGAAGGTTTTGATTTCTCTTACCGATAGCGGCGCGGGCAGTGATGCCATCGCTCAGCTAAAGGCGTTGCTTTCTCTTACCGACAGCGGCACAGGCAGCGATGTAATCGTCTCGCTCAAAGCATTAATCTCTATTGCTGAGAACGGCACGGGCAGTGACGCCATCGCTCAGTTGAAGGCTTTGCTTTCGCTTGCCGATACGGGCGCAGGCAGTGACGCCATCGCTCAGTTGAAGGCTTTGCTTTCGCTTGCCGATACGGGCGCAGGCAGTGATGCCATCGCTTCGCTCAAGACTCTGCTTTCACTTACCGATACCGGCACAGGCAGCGATTTAATTGCCTCGCTCAAAGCATTAATCTCTCTTGCTGAAAATGGAACAGGCAGCGATGCCATCACGCAACTGAAGGCCTTAATCTCGCTTACTGATACTGGCTCCGGCGCGGATGTCATCGCTCAATTGAAGGCTATGATCTCGCTTACTGACACTGCCGCAGGCAGTGACGCTATCACGCAATTAAAAGCTTTGATTACCCTTGCCGACACGGGTGCAGGCAGTGATGCTATCGCCCAGTTGAAGGCTTTGCTTTCGCTTACCGACACCGGCGTTGGCAGTGACTCGGTCAAAATAATAAAAAATATTATTAAATTTATCACCGACGCCGGATACGGTGCTGATGCTGTATCGCAGATAGGAGCCGCGTTATCAATTGCCGACATCGGCGCGGGCAGTGATGCCCTTACCCAACTGAAGGCGTTGCTTTCTGTTATCGATACCGGCACAGGCAGTGATGTCATCGCGCAGTTGAATGCATGGCTCTCCGTTATCGACATCGGCGAAGGTGCAGACGGCTTTCCGGTAATTAATGTGTCTCTTGCCGTACCCGATTCCGGTTCAGGCACGGATATTATCAGCCTTGTTTCCGCACTAATTTCCCTCATTGATAGTGGTTCCGGCGAGGATAATGTCCCGGCAATTAACGTGTCTCTAACCGTACCCGATTCCGGCATGGGCATGGACGTCATCGGCATGATCGCTGTTCTTGTCTCGCTGGCTGATAGCGCCTCAGGCGTAGATGTCATTGTCAATTACAGGCAGGATTCCAAGCGCGTGGATATTACCTTCACGCCCAGGAAGCCAGGTATAAATATAACACCCCGAAAAGGGACAATAACTTTTACAAAAATTTAAGGAGGAAATTATGAAAAAGGCATTGATCAGTAACATTGGCAAAATCGGAGAAGCTCTCTCACGCTTATTCAGTAAGGTTCGAAAAATAACGGACAGAGTCTGGTACAAAACAGAATGGACAATCAGTAAATATGCGGATGAGGCGGCGTTCCTCGCGGGAAATCCGTTTGCAACAACCATAGTCAAAAATAATGTGCTTCTTAATGAAGGCATCGGCGAAATGATTGATCTGTTCTGTGGTATCGGCGGTACGGCATTTTCCGAAGCCAACGCATATATCGGCGTCGGCGACAGCGATACTGCCGCTGCGGCTACGCAGACCGCACTACAGGCAGTAACAAACAAAGCCTATAAAGCGATGGAAGCCGATTATCCTGTACGAGCCAATCAAACAGTCACCTTCCGTTCGGTCTTTGACGGCAGCTCCGGTAATTTCGCATGGAAAGAATTTTCTGTTGCCAACGGAAACAGTGATTTGTCCAAGAATTTAAACCGCAAAGTTTCCGATCAGGGAACAAAGATCAGCGGCCAGACTTGGACTGTAGACCTGGCAATTACGTTCTCTTAATGCGCAGCCTTTACCTCCCTCTCCCTTGAGGGGAGAGGGCTGGGGTGAGGGTGAACGGAGAAAAAATGGAAATCATTAACGAAGAAACAACCTTGGTTTTGAGATTATCATTCAAGGATGAAAACAGTGTCGGCGTTATTCCGACTGCGGCGCAGTACCGGATTGACGATGTCGAATCGGGCACACAGCTTCTGGACTGGACTAGCTTTGCGCCGTCAGCAATTACACACGATCTGACAATAACCGATGCGCAAAACGACATTCTGGATGCCGCGTTGGATTCGGAAAAGAAAAAGGTGACTGTTAAAATTACTTACGGGCCGCAAAATAAAAAGGCCACGGCGGACTATATCTATACCGTGAAGAATTTGTCGAAAATCACATAGGAGCGACGCGACAATGGCATACTGCATATTAGCAGACATCAAAAAGGCAATTCCGGAAGTCGTCATCATTCAATTAACCGATGACGATAACATCGGCGAAATTGTGTCAGCTAACGTCAACAAGGCAATAGCCGCCGCAGATGCAACGATTGATGCGTATTGTCAACGATACTATACAATACCGCTGAATCCTGTTCCTCCCAAAATAGTAGAAATCAGTGCGGATATCGCAATATATAATCTCTATTCCCGCAGTGATCTGCCATTGCCGGAAATACGCAAAGATCGCAACGATGCGGCAATTAAATTTTTAGAAAAAGTTGCAAAGGGCGATATCGATCTGGGCGCGGCAACGCCTGCGCCTACAGACACAAGCAATGGCGCAGAGTCCAACTGCGACAAAAGTGCGCGGATTTTTACGCGCGACAAAATGAAAGGGTTTTAAAATGCTGGAAACAATACAAAACGATATAATAGAGCAAGTAAAAGCCATCAAAGATATAAAGACTGCTGCCGCCTGGCAGGGGGACGTTGATTCCCTGCTGAAAATGCCGCAGAAGATGCCATCCTTGCATGTGGTTTATCAAGGTGCGAGATTTGAACCGTTCGATCAGGTCGGCGAACCAACAATATCATCGCTGGACTATCTGCTCATTTTAATTGTCCAGAACCAGAAGAGCAGGGAGGACGCATCTGCCGCCGCGTACACAATCATTGAATCCGTCCGGGACCAATTAACCGGGCATCAAATAGGCGCGTATGGTTTTCTTCGGCCCAAACTAGAAGATCTCCTCATGGCGGAGGGAGGTATCATTGCTTACGGCCTTACATACAGCATGGAAAATGTGCTGGTAGCAACGGAATAAAGGCGTGAAGAGCGAATGCGGAGCGACAGAACAAGGGGTTGCAACCCCTTGTTCAAGAAATAATAAAATCTGTTATTCCCCGGCTCGGAGACTGGCGAATGCCGGTTGACCGGGGAATCCAGGAAATTAAAAATAGGGGGTTAAAAAATCATGGCACAATACAAATTAAAAGATGGAGTTCAGGGCTTCACCGTTATCGACGGGGAAATGGCCGGAAAAAGTTTTAAGAGCGGAATTGCGTATGATGCAATTCCATCACAGGAAGCCGCGAAATTTTACGTGATCCCGGAAGCGGCAGTAGATGCACCTGCGGACATTGACGGGCAAAAGAAAAGGACAAGTAAATAATCCATTCTCTTGACTTCCCTCCCTTCGAGGGGAGGGATTGAGGGAGGGTGAAAAACAAACTGGATTCACGCCTTTGCGGGAATGATAAAGAAGGAGGTTAACTAATCATTATGGGTAGAGATTTTATGGCTTCAAACAATGTCATCGCGGTGTCCGCCAAGCTGCGGGAAACGGCGATAAATACCGAGCAGACGCTCGATACCACCATGCTCTGGAATATGGCCAGTCTGATAGATATCGATCCGCGCCGGCAGAATAACGATAACGAAGCCCACGGCAAAGAAGAGGTTGATACGATTTATGACCGCGGCAAATTATCGATGTGGCCGGCTGCGCATGATATGGCCCAGCCGCAGAATATCGCCTTCCTGATGGGTTATGGAATGGGAAATGTCGTTTCCACCACGCTGGGCGCAGGAAAAAAACACGTCATTACGCCGATTGCCGGATCAGTGGATTCCAATCGCGATAATCCTTCATTCACGGCTGTGCAGCGCTATGGCAATCAGGTGGCCAAGAGACGCTTCGCCTCGATGTTTGTTGATTCCGTGACGACGAATTTTTCGCGTGATTCTTTTGTCAAAATTTCCGCCAGTGTCAAGGGAACCGGCAAAATAACCGACAACGTCATCAGAGAAACGCTTTCCGCCGCAGGAAATGCCGTATCCCTGACGCTGACCGCCAATGGCGTGCAAGGCGCGGATGCGGCAACCCGTCTGGATAATGTGCATCGCATTCGGGTCCAACTGACGCCCGGCGTGTACACGGAAGTGGCCTATTCCGCGGTCTCCGACGCCGCTCCCGCAGTGATCACGATTACATCGCCCGGCGGAACAGTCACCCCGGTGTCTTATGAAATTCTTTACATCGCAACGGAGACAACCTGGATGACGCTCCCGGCCCGTGTCAACGAATCGCCGCTGGAAATGGCATCGACCATATTCAATGTGGGCGGCACATGGAACGGTACAACGTTTCAAGGTGGACGGTCGCTGACCTCCGAAATAAAATCGCTGGAACACACGTTGAACAACAACGGCGAGGTGCAGTTTGTGCCCGGTGCGGGAGGTCAATACGGCAACAGATACATGCGCGGCGGCAGAATGCAGACAATCAAACTCGACCGTGAATTTCGTGAATTCATCATGCAGCGCCACATAATCGACAACGATACTTTCGGGCTTTATGTCAAGGCTATGGGCGCTCTTTATGATGCCACGTATTACTACCAGGCTGAATACATATTCCCGAGATGCGCGCTTCTCAAAGCGCCGATATCCGTCGATGGGAAACGGCTGGCCGAAGCGGGCGATATCCAGGTGCTGCAAGATGATACCTACGGATCTGCAATTATCATCGTGCAGAATCTGCAAGCGAGTTACGCCGCGTAGCGGAGCGACAGAACAAGGGGTTGCAACCCCTTGTTCAAGAAATAATAAAATCTGTCATTGCCCGGCTCGGAGACTGGCGAATGCCGGTTGACCGGGCAATCCAGGAAACAAAAAAAACGGGAGGAGAAAAGACAATGCCAAGAATATTATCAGACGAACCATGTGAAGTAACATTCGACGACAATATTGCCGGAGGAAAAATTAAAATAAGATACCGGATGCCGACCACGGAAGAACGCATCAAATATTCCAATTCCCAGGTGAACCGGTCCGGCCGGAAAATAGAATCCATCATAGGCGATACGCGCCAGAAGTTTGGCAAGATAATCCTTGCCGGAATTACCGATGGTGATTTTATGAAGGCCGGAAATAAACCGCTATCTTCAAACGAGGCTTCTCCAAATTATGACGCCGGGTGGAAAGAGATTGTCGCCAAATACGCGCCGGATGTTATCGCCATGCTGGCGATGCACGTTTTCGAGAATGCGCTAATCCTGGGCGACGGGAATGATGAACAAGAAGACGAGGACCCTACCTAGCGGATCTGGACACGATCCGCAAAGGGCTGAAGGTTTGCGATGAAAAGCAAATCGAAAAATGCAGTAACGAATTCGGCGACAATCTGGAGTGGACATGCAGCAGAGGCAAATGCGGGAAAGTAAGGGCAAGAGAGTTTTGCGATTATACAATGAAAATATTCCGGATCAGACTTCTGCGCATGGCCGGATATCCCTTTACAGCCAACGATCTGACCATGCAGGAATGGGAAGATCTGGGAGACCTGGAACAAAGTATTAAGTAAAAAAAGTTTAGCGCTTAAAACTTAAACCCGGAGCGACCGCAGGGAGCGACTATGTCTAATCAAAACACAATATCC